TAACCACCGACTCGTAAAATAGAACGGCGACATCGGCACCAACGGTCGCACTGGCGAGAATTTCGATTCGCGCTCGTTGGGCGCATACCCTTGTGCGCGGAGGACGCAGCGATCATCCATCAACCGTGAGGCCAGGCCCGCGTCGTCATAGACACGATAGTGCTCCGTCTGCGTCATGGCTGAGGGTGTGTAGGGCACATCGTAGTAGACCAGCCCGCCCAGTTTCAGTCCGGAGATGGCCTGATGCAAGGCTTCGTAGTCCTTCAAGGCGCCTCTCGGATCGCCGTACCAGCCCAGCCCGAAGTGCTCGATGCTGCCAATCGCGACGATCGCGTCGAACGTGTCCTCGGGCCAGACGATCTCGCTCGCATCCGTCGCGATGAACGTGTCCCCCTGGAACTCGCCGCAATCGCGCGCATCCACGCCCGTGATGTGAACATTCGGGCGAGCCAGCTTCAACCATTTCGCCCAGTCGGATTCACAGCAGCCGAGTTCCAGCACGCGCGCGCCCTCTGGGATGTCGAAGTGCCACTGTTCTAACGCGCGGGTGAACAGCACGATCCCCGGATCACCGTGGGGATATTTCCAGACGTCGTGGAGTTCGCTCATCGCGGCAGCATTCTCTCGCGCTGTCTGACGCTAAATCGCATAGGGTCAGGGTTAGAAACAGCGGCATCAAACGAACTTCTGACGGCATCTCGCCTCTCTAGACGTCGCCAGTCTGTTCCAACAGCGCCAACGCGATGCTTCCAACGCGACAACTGCTCATCCATCCAATGAAGGCACGCGATCAATTCCCACCGTCTATGGACAGCAGCAAGATCGCGGCATGCTCCACGCTGGCTTAATCGTACTTCCTCCTCCCAGCGTTCTGATTTGGCAACATCTTCGACTACCAGCCGATCCTATTCAGCCCGGATGCGCTCATCTAGCGCTGTGTCATCACGTAGACACCCGTCGCAGAGATCTCCGCTTCCGTTACCGCACCGGAAGCAATCGTTCACGCCGCCGCCTTCTGTCCAGCCACCGGAGCCGCTGCCGGCGGGATACCCTCTTCCTGCTGCGCCGCGGCCTGTGCCCCTGCCTTGGGCGTCTTGGCAAAGGCGGTGGTCAACTGCTGCAGCCGAGCCGCGCGTTCCTGTTGTGGATCGGGCAGGGCCATCAGTTCCTTCGTAATCGCGCTCAACTGCGTATCATCCAGGTTCGGCAGGAACTTGGACAGCAGGCTCAGCGCGAGTTCAAACAGGAACGTCTTGGACTGCCCCAACGGCAAGGCCAGTGCGGCCTGGGCCTGCTCGAGCATGTCGGCGAAGGGCGTCACATCGAACGTGCGGGTATAGACGATGGACGGTTCGGCGTTATCCCGTTCGCGTTCCCAGTTCGCCTCGCCGTACATCGCCCGGAACCACAGCTCCATGATCTGATACTCGGCGCGTTCCAGCTTGTCCGCGTACGAGGCGAGGAGCTGGTTCATGTCCTCGCGCTTCAGCTTCATCGAGCCTTCGGATTCCGCATCGCGGCTGTCCGCTTCCCACGGCACCCCGGCCAGCCGGAAGATGGTCCGCAGGAGCCGCGCGATCTCGGTCTGATAGCTGGTGACGTTCCCCTGATCGGGGCTGACGTAGCTGATGGCCGAGCCTGAGAAGAGCACATTCGCCGTGCCTACGACCGCGCCCAGCAGTTCCTTGGCCTTCTCGACGTCCATGGCCTGATCGCCAGTGCCGAGCGGGACATTCAGGATGGAGAACGCCTGCTTGCGGAACAACTCCCGCAGTTCGCTGGTCAGGTTGTAGTGATCGATGAACAACTGCGGATCGAACAGCACTGACTTGCCGATCACCCGAATCAACGCGCGCTTGTTCGCATACAGCATCACGACGGGCAACTTGCCCATGCCGTGCTGGCCTGAACTGACGCCCTTCTGTCGCAAGCGACCGGAGGGCGTGGACGATTCATCGATCACCGTCCAATCCGTGTCGGTCAGGTACCGCACCCGCTGGGTCTGCACGGAGTTCCCACTCGTGCGCAGATCCGTGCGTCCCACATATTCGATCAGCTTGACCTGCGTCAGACAGCCGGTGTCCGTGGTAATCCAGTCCGGCATGTCGATCGGTGTGTAGGTGCGCAGATACGGCTGATTCAGCAGGACATCCGCTTGCGTCCGCGGAGTGGTCTCCATCTGCGGTTTATCGAGCACGATCGGCACATGGCCGAAGACCATCGCGATCGTTTCGGCATCATGCAGGTAGTCGGTCAGCGCCAGCCCGTCCCCGTCCACGTTCTCGCACCAGTCGAGCCACGCATGTTCACCCCCGCCCTTGACCTTGCGCACGGGGGGCTGACGGAACAAGGCCGCGACCTTCTGGTCCACGATCGTCGAGGCCACGTTCTCGTAGCGGGCGATGCGACGACGTTCCCGCAGTTTGGCCGTGGGACGCGTGGGATTCGGATTCGCGGTATAGCCGGTGATCTTCGGGGTGGTCGGGTTGTCTGGGTTCGGCCCGTAGAGAGCGATCGAGTGATCTTCCCACTCGCGCGGATGCGGGATGAGATACCCGCCATCGAGGAAGCCACCCGAGCCTTCGTACACATGGGCGAGCGCCCGCCAGACCGGTGCCCAGATGGAATACAACGGATGTGTCGGACCTAGGGTGGCCTGGTCCCCGGCAGCCACATTGATCGGTAGATCAGCCATCGCACGCGTGAAGCGGCTTCAGGCTTTAGGATACGGCCCAGCACTGATTGGTGTATTACAACGAAGCACCGGGGGGCGTGGTTCTCCGGGCGCAGCACCGATCCCATAGCAGGCGTACAGGGCTTCTCGGATGATGGCGCTAATCGTGTCCTCCTCCCGCGCCGCCACGATCTCGAGCTGATGCCATTCAGTAAAGGAGAGGCGAAGACGCACATGCCGACTACTCACATCAGACCTCCCGCGTAACTTCTAAGCTCAGCACTCCATGTGGAACGTATCGCCGTATTCCACTGAATTACACGATCACTAAAGCAGGCCGCGCTGACCTTTTTTCGACGAACACTCGTGGCACAACCGATGGATCCGTCGACTCCACATCTTGACTGCGTCCTCTTTCGCCCACTGGGCAGGAACACAGTTCATCGCGGACACATGACCACACTCGTGAGTCTCGACTATGAGCTGGGCCGGATAGCTCTTGCCGATACCAACTCGGATACTTAGAGGCGGACCGGGAGTCGGAGGATCGGCATCAGACCATTCGGCTTGGAGCACAGGCGTCAGAATGCCTGCCGCCTCTAGTTTCTGCCGCTCCCGTTCTTGCTGCTCGCCCATCTCCTTGAGAGACTGAGCTATCCGCTCCATCGAGTGGCGATAACATTCTCCGTCTTCGGCGCACCGCACCGGATCGGGACAATCCTCGCCAGTCTTCGAACACGGCGGGTAGATGGGCCGGAACTTCATGTCCGTCATAGCAAATGCTCCATCCACACCGCCCCTGTCGAGACGCGTGGCTTCTGAACCGGCCATTCCTGATGGACCCAGTACCCCCCAGCATCTGAGATGTGGGTCAGCATGGCGTTCGTGGTTTTGTCGAGATCGCCGTTGTCTTTGAAGATGACCTGCTCGAGATCGGCAATGAGATGCACGCACGTCGGATCGACGACCAGATGGCGTTTGCCGTCCATTGTTTCGCAGCGCGCATTGACGGCCGCCACGCGATCGCGCACATGTGGGGCGGCGTGCGGGATACACCACGTCGCGCCCGGGAATAGCTCGCGCAGGATGGCGTGGTCGCTAGGTCCGGTCGTCTTGGCAGATTTGCCAGACGGGTCGCCATAGACGCGAATCCCGCCCGTCCAGTTCGCTTCCCGCAGTTTCTGCTTCACCGCTAAGGCTGCAGCCCGTGTGGCTTCACCGCCCGCATGGGACACCCACACTTCCCGCCAGAAGCGCGTCTCACCGCCTGCCGCTTGGCCGATCGTCGCCGTGGCTGGGTTGATATTGAAGTCGAAGCTCACGGCCACTGGGAGCCCGCTGGTGAGCTGCACGGGGCGTACGTCGAGCTGTCTGGAGAACGCATAGTAGGCACGGCCGGCCATCGCCTCGAAGCTGGCTTCGAACTCCTGCCGGTAGCTACGAGGGTCCATCTCGGATCGCCACTGCGCGAGGAGCGCCTTGTCGATGTGGGGAGCATCCACCGTCCGGAATTGCCAGGACGCCCAGTCCTCAAGCCCCGCCTGCCCCTTCGTGAACACCTCGTGCAGATGATTGAACGACTTGGGTGTGCCAGCGAGCATCGCCGTCCCCGCGTTATCTAGCAATGAGGGTAGTAGCACTTCCTCCCACGTGCGCCGGCCATCCTTCCAATCTTGGAACTCATCACAAAGGAACTTCCGCACGCCGCGGCCACGTAGGCGATCGGGATGCTCCGCGCTCTTGCACGCGAACCGGCAGCCCCAGATCGTATCCATCTCCATGCGCGTCTCGTTCGGATCGCGGAGGAGCCAGGCCCGCGGCACCAACGCCTTGAGTGGCTCCCACATCAACTCACGGGACATATCGAACGTCGGGGCGATATACCAGACCAGCCCTTTGGTCCCGAACTCCTGAATTGCCTCCGCCTTTTCCAGGGTCGTCTTCCCCCAGCGTCGCCCGGATACCACCACACGGAACCGCTTGCGGTTCTGATTCACCCGCCGCTGCCAGCGATGCAACGCCAGCGAAACAGCCGGTACGCTAGTCGCCGTCGCTGTCGTCATGCTCGATCTTGAGGATGAATGGTGGCACCTCGGACTCTAGCGCGACGGTCTCCTTGGGCTTACCGAAGGCGTAGTGGTAGAGGAGGGGTTCCACCGCACCAGCCGTCCCGCGGCGGAGTCGCACCTCTAGCGCCTTCTGATAGGCCTCGTCTGTCAGGAGCCTCTGGGCGGTATCCCGAATCGCTTTTGTTGCCTTGTTCGGGGTGCCACGCCGCCGGCCGCCCGTCTTAGGCTTACCCTTCGGCCTACCGGCTTTCATTTCTACTACCCTCTACTTTAGAAATTCCGGCCCGATACCCGATCCGCCGTCGGTAGATGCGCCCATCCGGTCCATAGATGCCACCACAACCGCTATCGCCCACCGTGGGGGCAGGCTGTGAAGGCCCCACGAACTCGTCACTCGCCATCGGCCTCCGCGTTCCGCTTACGGACTCGCTTGGTCGATGACTTGACGGCCTGTTCGGGAACCAGCGTGACGTAGAACGCGCCTTCATATTCATCGAGTCGTTCCAATAGTTTAGCGGCATCGTGTCGTGAGAGGAGGAGAGTGAGTCTCGCTTCGCCATCCCGGTCAGAGCCGAGACAGGTCCGTCCGTCGGCCAATTGGGCCAGGAAGACGAGCGGATCGCTCATCTCGTCTCCTTCAGGGACTCTGAGATCGTGGATCCGGCGTCACTGAGTGCGGCTTCGGCAGCTTCGGCGCGGCATTCGAGCGCTTTCGTGGATTCGTCGAGCAATTGGGCTAGATCGTCCCGCTCCTGCGTTACCTGCTCTAGCTGCTCGCGTAGGACTTGGGTAGCTGATTCGGCGAATTGCTTCAGTTCAGGGACCAGAACATCTCGCGGCGTGAGACGCATGTGGAGCCTCTCCGCCGCCTGTTCTGCGAGTTTGTCGAGACTATCGCTCACGGCTTGCGCTCCTCTCCCTGCTGTCGAGCGGTGTGATCATTCAGAATACGAACGACCATCTCCGGAATCGATTCGTCGACCTGCTTCAACTCGGCGCGCATCCGATACATCAACTCTGCGACGTCTGCCTCGCTGAATCGCACCTTCTGATCCTCTGGGACGGGTGGATCGTTCGCATGCTCGGCTTGGAAGGCTGCGATGCTCATCTGGCCCACGATGTCGGTCAATGGCGCCTCTTGTGGTCTAGGCGGGACTGTGGCGTCTGGGGCGGCTGGGAGTGGCATCCAGGCAATCGGCTCTGCCGCCCTGTCGAACATGCAGCCGTTCCAGAAATACCAACCTTCGTCAATCGCTGGGTGATCTTCGATGCAGTGGCCACCCGGCATGTAGTGCCCAACCAGACAGCAGTGCGGAATACCGGCCCGCAGCTTCACCCACAGCACCACTTCGGTTCCATCCTTCGGCGCGCTCGACATGTCCCGCCGCTGCGACTCTCCCCGGAGCCGATCGATCTCGGCGAGGAGCTTGGACTCACGCGCTTCCGCCTCGTCTGCCCGCTTTCGCCATGCAGCATGCATCGTGCGCTCAGTGTCAGCGCGCATCGCGAGATCGTAGATACAATCCGCTGCCGCGACATGAAGGCCATCCGGCACCCATCCGTCGAAGCCACCTTGGTCAACCGGTTCACGGAGCTTCGACATCAGCCGCTTCGCTTCTTCTGCTAGTTGGTCGTTCATCTTTGACTCCGGCGCATAGTCTAGCCCCATGATCAGTAGCGGCCGCGTGGCGCCAGCACAAGATGATCCCCGTCATGCAGTTCGATCCATGGATCTGGATGCAGTTCCTTTTCTTCGCACTCGTTAGCATCAAAGAGAGGCATCGCCTCTCGCACGCGCCACAAAATGCGGTCTGGATCGAAGGGCCCACACAGAAGTTGATAGACAGCGCTTGCGCGCATGCGCTCGCGCATCGTGACGATACCGAGTCCCTCGACCTTGACTTGGATCTCGGCCCCGGCCTGAAAACCTGTATCAACCATTGTTTCGGCTCGGCGCATCTCGCGCCCGCAATTATCGGAGTCGCAAATACGAAGGGCTTCCTCCAATCTCTGATCGGTCATTGGGCACCGGCTTTCACATCCTGCACGAATCTGAACAGCGCATACGCAAGAGCACCGATTGACATCACGATCAGTCGTTGCCAATCGAGCGGACCGGTCCATGCCGCATACCCCGCGAGGACGCCGATCGTGATAGCCCCATAGAACGGGCCAGAGCTTCTGTCTTGATCAGGCATCGCTACTTCCCCTCCTCCGCCAGCTTTTTGCACTCATTGCACCAACGTTCTGGAAGGTGTCCGACCCGTCCCCAGATCGACAACGGGATCTTCGTTGGCATCGTCAGCCGACCACACAGCGAGCGATGCCCGAGTTCGTCAGCTGCGCGGTGATAGCTCCAGACTCCAGCGATGCCCTCGACGACGTGCGGGTAGATCACTTCGAGGCCTCCTCGGTCGCGCTGGGCTGGGGATCGTATCGATTGCACGCGAAGGTTGGCGCAGTCCAGAACGGCGGCTGCTCGCATTGATCGCGCACCTCATCGTTTTCGCACTCGCCGTACTTCCGCGGGCCGACGTGAGCCCAGAACCGACACGAGCTGCACGTCCCACGGATCTCTTGACACTGCTCCAGGCGCCGCTTCATGTCTCGGCAGACATGCGCCGCCTCTTGGTCGCTCGGCACCCCAAGGACATCGATCACCGCTTGC